ACATGGCAATTGTCATTCAATTTGAAACTAAACTTCTATGGTCCAATTTCAACAAGCAATGTAATCAAAACAGCAACTGTAAATACCCATATATCATCTGACACAACAGTAAAATCTGGACAACAATATGTTGTTTCTGTTAATCCATTAACTGCTGATGTTGATGATGAATGGGATTTCTTGGAAAGTTTCAATACGCTATATGAGTAAAACTTTTGAAAAACTAAACGAGACTTTTGGTATCGAAGAAGTACAAATAGTACCAGAGAAGCAATTGCCAGTTGTCATTGAAAAATCAAATGACGATGTAGTTGATGATTATGAAATCACACGCGCTACCTTACACTCTTTGATTGAGAAAGGTAATGATGCATTAGATTACATGTTGGATATCGCTAAGGGGTCGGAACACCCAAGAACATTTGAAGTTACTGGTCAATTAATCAAGACAGTAGCAGAGACAGCAAAAGACCTTATTGCATTGCAAAAGACAATGAAAGAGTTGAAGAAAGGCACTGTTGAAGAAAACAACAATATCATACATCAACAGAACAATATCATGTTTCAAGGATCAACATCTGATCTATTGAAGGCTATGAGAAATAATGAAAATGTCATCGAACATGGGGATTAAAAACTTATCATTTCGTGGTAATCCAAATTTAAAACGAGTCGGTGAAGTTTTATATTTTGAACAGTATCACCTCGATGAAATTAAAAAATGCGCAGCCGATCCAATATACTTTATTGAAAGATATTGTAAGATCGTATCTCTTGATCGTGGTGAAATTCTATTCAAATTATACGATTGTCAAAAAAGAAAAGTTAAGACAATTCTTGATGAGAGATTTGTTCTTGATATGGAAAGCCGACAGTCTGGTAAGACACAGACAGCCGCTGCTTGTATTTTGTGGTACGTCATATTCAATGACACAAAGAACGTTGCTATCCTCGCTAACAAGGCATCAGCAGCCAGAGAAGTATTATCTAGAGTACGATTCATGTACGAAAGGCTACCAAAATGGTTGCAGCATGGGATTATCACTTGGAATAAAGGTGATATTGAACTAGAGAATGGTTCGAAGGTATTCACTGCCGCAACATCGGCATCTGCTGTTACTGGTAAATCCTGTGTTGTTGGTAGTACAAAAGTCACAATTAAAAATAAAAAAACTGGTGAAATAAAAGAAGTTGATATTTCAGAATTAGAAAAATCTGATTGTTATAACTAGTAGCATTATAACAACTTCTTCTATATACAATGGATCAACAACAAATAATTGATAGTTTTCCAATTAAAAATGAATATGTATTCAAGTATAATGGTCCATAAAAACCAAAAACAAAAACAATCATAAACAAACAGACAAATCAAAAGGCATTTATTCCAATTGATGATGAAATCCCAGAAGGGTGGAAGAAATGGAAGAAACCTCCTGCAAAATTAAAGAAATAAAAGATTGGGAAGTATTAACACCAACCGGATTCAGATCATTTGATGGTGTTTCTGTTATTAGCAACAGAAAAACGATAACGATAGTTACAGAATCTAGTTCGTTACAATGCACGCCATGTCATAAAGTTATGACTAAAACTGGCGAATGGATTCGAGCAGACGAATTAGTTATTGGTGATATTTTAACCGATTCTATTGTGGTTATTGATTTATTTTACAATATTGGTGATGAAGATGTTTATGATTTGACTAACGTCGATGGCGGTCATGCATATTATACAAATAACATAGTATCACATAATTGTTCATGGGTTTATGTAGACGAGGCGGCACTTGTACCAAACAATCTAGCTGAAGAATTTTTCACTTCTGCGTGGCCTACAATTTCGTCTGGTAATACAACTAAATTCTTGATGTCAACTACTCCCCGTGGTTATAATTTTTTCCATAAGTTCTGGTCAGATTCAGAAAATAATCTGAATAATTTCAAGAGAATTTTAATTGAATGGCATGAAATACCCGGCAGAGATGAAGCATGGCTAAAATCACAGCGTTCAATTCTAGGTGAATTGAAGTTCAACCAAGAAGTTCTATGTCAATTCCTCGGTTCATCTGGTACATTGATTAATGCTTCCAAGATCGCACAAATGTCTCCAGTACAGCCACTATACAAGAAAGATGGCTTGGACATTCTTGAATACCCAGTTAAATCAATGAGGGCGATGGATAATACCATAATACCCGGACATTCTTACATTTTAGTGGCGGATGTTTCGCGTGGTATTGGTGGTGACTATTCTGCATTCACTGTAATTGACATAACTGAAATGCCGTACAAACTGGTTGCTAAATATAGGGACAATTTAATTTCACCTCTACTATTCCCTAATATCATACACAAGGTTGCACAGGAATACAATAATGCATTTGTTCTAGTTGAGGTAAAAGAAAATGGTCAAACAATTTCCGATACGTTGCAATACGAATTGGAATATGAAAACTTGTTATATGTAACTAGGGGGCAGGGTGGACAACATATTACCGCTGGTTTTGGTAAAACTAGTGGAATACAAAATGGTGTAATGACATCGGCACAAGTCAAGCGTATTGGATGTGATGCGTTCAAAACACTAGTAGAAGAGAATAAATTATTGATTAATGATGTGGATGTAATATCTGAAATATCCACATTCATTCAAGTTAAGAATAGCTATGCGGCAGANGAAGGTTATTATGATGATCTAGTAATGACTCTTGTTTTGTTTGGTTGGGTAACATCTAGTGCATATTTCAAGGATTTAACTAGTCCAGATTTCAGAAGNAAAATATTNAATGCCAGAATGGAAGATATTAGTAATTCGCTGACTCCATATATGGGATACGATGATGGACAAAACACAAGTTCTAAACTATTAACAGATAGTGCTGGTAATGACTGGTATTACGATAATATGCAAGAAAAGATGAAAGAAATAGCTTGGATTCTTGAATAATTCAGTTTTATAAATACTAAAAATAATAGAAGTATAATGGATTCTTATTTTCGAGAAGCCTTAATTTAATCATAGGAGAAAACAATGGCTTATGCTATTTCACCATCAGTAAATGTTACTGAAAAAGACATGACCAACGTTGTACCAGCAGTAGCTACTACCATTGGTGGTTACGTTGGCGCATTCGTCTGGGGTCCAGTCTTAGAAGTTAGAACAATCACAGACGAAAAACAACTAGTAAATACATTTGGAACACCAAACAAGGACACTTTCAAATCATTCTTTTCTGCTGCTAACTTTTTGGCATATGGAAACAATCTTCAAACTGTTCGTGTAGTTGGCGCTACTGCAAAGAATGCTGTTTCTTCTGGAACTTCTATTCTTATCAAGAATGAAATTGATTATGAAACAAATTATGCTACTGGTCAAGGTCTTGTTGGTACATGGGCAGCTAAGTATGCTGGTTCATTAGGCAATTCCCTAAAGGTAGCGGTTGCTGATAGCGCAACATTCGCAGACCTAGCTGGTACCGGCACAATTACAGCATTAACAACATCAGACGCTATCACTGGTGTAGGTACCACATTCACATCGCAGGTCAGAGTTGGTGACATTATCAAAACAACTGCTGGTGTTGTAATCGGTACCGTATCTGCTATTTCTACCGGTACATCGCTAACACTTGAAGCCAAGGCTGCTGTAGCAGTCTCTGCTTCTGGCTATAAGGTCGATTGGGGCTATGGCTACCTATTCTCTGAAGCACCATCAACATCAGAATATGCTGCTGCTAGATCAGGTCTGCTAGACGAAATTCATATTGTTGTAATCGATGAAGATGGTCTTTTTGGTGGAGTTAAGGGTGATATCCTAGAGACATATGCATTCGTATCAAAGGGTAGTGATGCCAAGAATAATGATGGCACATCAAACTACTATGCAGATGTGATTAACAGAAATTCAAGTTACATTTGGTGGATGGATCATCCAGCAGAAGTTATTGATTGGGGTACTACTGTTGAAAACAACACATTTGAAACACTAGATGCATCACTGAAGGATAGTCTAATTGGTGGTGTTGATGCAAACGCACCAACAGACGGTGAAAAGATTGCTGGTTATGCTCTATTTGCAAATGACGAAGAAATTGATGTTTCCCTACTAATCACAGGTGACGCATCAGCTACTGTAGCTTCATATGTAATTCAAAGCATCGCAGAAGTTCGTAAGGATTGTATCGTATTCGTATCACCAGAACTTGCCGATGTTCAAGGTAATGTTGGAAAAGAAGCAACAGACATTGTTGCTTACAGAAATACACTCCCAAGTTCATCTTATGCAGTTATGGATTCTGGTTGGAAGTATCAATATGACAGATACAATGATACATATCGTTGGATTCCATTGAATGCTGATATTGCTGGTATCTGTGCAAGATCAGACAATCTAACTGATCCTTGGTATAGTCCAGCCGGTATTAACAGGGGTGGCGTAAAGAACATTGTCAAGCTAGCATATAGCCCAAGCAAAGCTGATCGCGATACACTGTACAACAAGGGTGTTAACCCAGTTGTAACATTCCCCGGTCAAGGCACAGTTCTTTATGGTGATAAGACACTCCTAAGCAAGCCAAGCGTATTTGATAGAATAAACGTTCGTAGACTATTCATTGTACTAGAAAAGGCTATTGCAACTGCTGCTAAGTATCAACTATTCGAATTCAACGATGTATTCAGCAGAGCACAGTTCAGAAATCTAGTAGAGCCATTTCTACGTGATGTACAAGGTCGTAGGGGTCTAACTGAATTTTCAGTAGTTTGTGATGAGACAAATAATACACCACAAGTAATTGCAACAAACAATTTTGTTGGTGATATTTACATCAGACCAAATTATTCAATCAACTTCATTCAGTTGAATTTCATCGCTAAGAAAGACAGCGTTTCTTTCAACACAACGGTCTAAATTTATTGGGGGAGAAATCCCCCATAAATAACCTTAACGAATATAAAGGATTAAAATAAAATGGCGATTCAAGATTTCAAGTCTCAATTAACTGGCGGTGGGGCACGTCCTAACCAGTTCAGAATTATTCTGACATTTCCAAATTGGGTACCAACTGGACCACTAGCAACACTAAAGGCTGGCTTCCTAGTTAATGCAACAGCACTACCCGGTTCAAACATTGGTGTAACTAACGTAATGTATCGTGGTAGAAACATTCCATATGCAGGTGAGCGTTCATTTGAACCTTGGACTGTAAACATCATGAACGATACAGATTTTGCAATCAGAAATGCACTAGAAACATGGCAGCAAGGTATTAATGCTAATACTACAAATCGTGGTAGAACAGCAGCTAATCAATATCAAGCAAATGCAATTGTACAACAACTAGATAGAAATGATATCGTTCTTAAGCAGTATGAACTGATTGACATTTTCCCATCAAATGTATCAAGTATTTCACTTGCTTACGGTAGCAATGACGTTGTTGAAGAATTCAGTTGTGAATTCCAATATACATACTGGACAAGCGATATCACTAGCACAACTGGTATTACTGGTGCAATTGCTGGAAGCATTCTTGGAAACATTCCTACAACTGGCGCATAATTAAAATATGGAAATTTTTGGTCTAAACATTTCACGAAAGAAGAAGGACGATGGAACTAAGAATCAAAGTTTCGTTAGTCCTACTTCTGACGATGGTACTTCTCTTGTACAAGCGGGTGGTTATTTCGGAACATATGTTGACGTAGAAGGTGCCGTTAAGAATGAGGCAGACCTAATTCGTCGCTATCGGGATATATCTACATATCCTGATTGCGACTTAGCGATTGAAGACATTGTTTCTGAAACAATTTCAGCAGTAGATGATGAAGAAGCAGTATCTATCGTTTTGGATGACGTTAAATTATCCGAATCAATAAAGAAGAAAGTAGTTGAAGAATTTGATAACATTGTTCAACTACTTGACTTCAATACCCGTGGTCATGACATTTTCCGTAGATGGTATATTGATGGTAGATTATATTATCAAAAGATCGTAGATGTTGATGCACCCAAAAAAGGCATTGTCGAACTAAGATACATCGACCCAAGAAAAATTAGAAAGATTAAAGAAGTACAACGCGAAATGAATGCGGATGGTATTTCTATTATCAAAGAAACTCAAGAGTATTTCGTATATTCTGAAAGGGGTCTAACTCCCGGTACCAATGGTAATCCAAACATGGCAACCGGTGATTTTAGTACCAAGGGTATTCGAATTAACGTAGATGCAATCACATATGTCACCTCTGGTCTAATCGACCTTGATCGTAACGTTGTACTGTCATATCTACACAAAGCAATTAAACCCGTCAATTCATTGAGAATGATGGAAGATGCTCTAGTCATCTATAGAATGTCCAGAGCACCAGAACGTCGTATATTCTACATTGACGTTGGTCGTTTGCCAACAGCAAAAGCAGAACAGTATGTGAAAGATATCATGGTCAAATACCGAAATAAAGTGGTGTATGACGCACAGACTGGTGAAATTCGTGATGACAGAAAATACATGTCGATGCTTGAAGATTTTTGGTTACCACGTCAAGAGGGTGGTAAGGGAACTGAAATCACCACATTACCCGGTGGAGAAAATCTAGGGCAAATTGATGACGTTGTATATTTCCAAAAGAAACTGTATCAAGCATTGAATGTTCCTCTTACTAGATTAAACCCAGAACAGTCAATGGCTGTTTTTGGAAGACAATCAGAAGTATCACGCGATGAATTGAAGTTCAATAAATTTATTTCTCGTTTGAGAAAGAAGTTTTCTGAACTATTCAATGACCTATTGAAGACCAATCTTATCCTAAAAGGAATCATTACTGAGCAAGATTGGGAAATTATAAATAATCAAATACGTTACGATTTCAATCAAGACGAATACTTTGCTGAAGTAAAAGAATCAGAAGTATTGAGAAATCGCATCGATTTGCTAAATCAGATTCAACCTTATGTTGGAATATACTACAGCCAAGATTATGTTCAACGTAAAATATTGAAATTGTCTGATAAAGATATTGAACAGATGGCCGCTGATATGGCGAAAGTGAAAGCCGAACAAGAAGAAGAACAAATGATGGATCAAGAACAACAGGCTAACATTCAGCAACAAGATCAAGGTCAAGAACAGCAACAGGGATTACCAAGTCCATTGCCACAGAGAGGTGAACAACAATGAGTACAGAATTAAACGAATCAATGAGAATTGTAGCAAAGCATGGCGATGGACGCCACACTGCTAAGGTATACAAGGACAGTGATTGGGGTGAGTATCGCGTAAAGTTCTACACAGACAACAAGCATGTTGGTGAAGATGCAGATTATCACACAGATGATATTGAAGATGCTAATGATACTGCAAAATCAGCACTAAACAAAATGGCTAGTAATGAAACAAAAGATGAACCAAGAAATGAATCAGTAGAATCACTTGTATCCGCTATTTTCGATCAAGATGAAAATGCTGCATCTTCAGCATTCAATGCTGTAATTTCAAACAAGATTCTAGATAGATTCAGTGAAATGAAAATTGAAATTGCACAGTCTCTTGGGACAAAATAATGAAACTGTTTAGAGAATTTAAAGAGGCGGCTGCTGCATTACAACCAGTTAAGTTAATGGTTGTATTCAGCGATGGTAATCAAAAAAGTTATACTATCAACAAAGACGTTTCATTTAAAGATTATATTGAAAAGAACATTGCGCCAGAAGAAAAAGCAAAGAATGGTCGCGATGTAATTCATTACGAGTTGGTCGGACATCCAAAGAATAAAGAAGTTACAGTTACATCTGCGACTAATACGGTCAAAGAAGATTTGGATTCTGCTTATTCTGATTGGCAAAATTCTGTTAAAAAACAATACCCACAACATGCAGAAAAGATTAGGTTTGTGTCTAAGCCAGATGCACCACATCAAATTTCAGCAGAAGTAAAGGGTATGGATAGGTCTTTTGGTGTATTTGATCATAACAAAGGTGAAGGTCAAGTATTGGGTGAAAGTCATATTGATGAAGCATGTGAATGTTCATCCAAGGCAAAAAAAGAATCAATCAAAGCTGCCGCTGCGGGTTCATTAGAAAATCACAAAAAAGCTGCTGAAGCTCACACAAAAGCTGCACAAATGGAAGAACAAGTTGGTCATTATGATTCTGCCGAATATCATAAAAGACAAGCTAATTTCCATAGCAAACTATCACTAGGATAAGACATGGCTAAGAAAATACTTAAAACAATTCAAAACAAGACAGTCGTTGAAATTGTTCTAGATGCTGCTGGTTCAGAAACAATTGATCTACAGACAGACTTACTATGCCCAACACAGGTTGTTGATGGTGCCACACAGGTTGTTGATATTGATTCAATTCAATTTAGCTTACAACCAACTCAACTATGCACTGTAACTAGAAATGCAGAAAATGTACTTCAGTTGTATGGTGTTGATCACTGGCAATTCAATGGTTATGCAATTAACCAACAAAACACATCCGATATCGTTGTTACCTTGGCGGGTGCTGGTACTGTAATTTTAGAATTAGCCAAGAAGAGTGGTTACAGTGCAACAGTTCCTAACGTTGGTATCTAAAAATGAAACTGATAATCGAGAATACAGAACAAACAGAGTATCTAGTCGAAGCAGATGAAAAGACTGGTAAGAAAAACCATTATATCAAAGGAATCTTCTTACAGGCTGATACTAAGAATAGAAATAACCGCGTATATCCAAAAGCAGTTATGGAACGCGAAGTCAAGAATTTCCAAAACTCAATCAACGCAAAGCGTGCATTGGGTGAATTGAATCATCCAGCAGGACCAACAATCAATCTAGACAAAGTATCACATATCATTACCGAATTGACATTCGAAGGTAATAATGTAATGGGCAAGGCAAAGATACTCGGAACTCCAATGGGTAACATTGCAAAAAGTTTCCTAGATGAAGGCGTTAATCTTGGCGTTTCTTCTCGCGGAATGGGTTCATTGAAGCCTATGCGTGAAGGATATAGTTTAGTACAGGAAGATTACAGACTAAATACAATTGACATTGTAGCAGACCCATCTGGTCCCGATTGTTGGGTGAATGGCATCATGGAAAACGTTGAATGGTTATATGATGAAAAGTCTGGAATGTATAAGGTTGCTGAACAGATGAAAGAACATATTAGTTCATTATCTGCAAATCAATTAGATGAGCAAAAGGTAGAATTATTTAAACAATTCCTTGTGGTAATTGGTTCTAAATGATTCAAATTTTTATTTGTATAAATAATAATAAATAAATCCACTAGGAGAAATTAGATGGCAATTACATTAGAGGAAAAGATTCAGCAATTGCTTACATCTTCTGAATCTGGTCTGAATGAAGCGAATACTGATGGTACTAAACTACCCGGTGAGCGTGATGACTTAGATAGCGAAAATGTCGGCAAATTNGCTGCGGGAAAGCAAAGCAAGACTAAGTTTCCCGGTAATGAAAAGGGTGTAGAAATGAAACAACCAAAACAGGGTGATTCTGACGCTGAAAGTCTTTCACAAGAAGACTTGGGTGCTGAAGAAGACGGTAAGAAAGCTTCTGCTAATGCCAAGTATGCTGGTGGTCTATCAGCTAAGGGTGGTGCAGAAGGTTCATCAGCAGACTTCAAGACAACATGCGACCCAACTAAGGTTGTTACTGCAAAGTCTTCAAGAGGCAATGTTGATGGTATGCGTTTGGAGACAATCGACCTAACACCAATTTTCGGTGACTCAGACCTATCAGAAGAATTCAAAGACAAGGCAACTTCACTATTCGAAGCAGTTGTTCAAGCGCGTGTTAATCACGAATTTGAAGCACTACAAGAACAATATCAAGTTGAACTTGAAGAAGAAGTTTCAGAGATTAAAGAACAACTAGTTGAAAAGATCGATGTATTTCTAGATCGCGTTGTTGAAGCTTGGATTGAAGAAAACAGGCTATCAATTGAATCAGGTCTACGTACTGAAATTGCAGAAGATTTCATGTCAGGTCTAAAGAATCTATTCAAGGAATCATACATTTCTGTACCAGAAGAAAAGTATGATGTACTTTCAGACCTAGAAGAAAAAGTTCAAACACTTCAATCTAAACTAGAAGAACAAACAGAATTGAATGAAAGACTAATCGAGTCAAATGACAAGATGCTTAAGGAAGCCGTATTCATTCAAGCAACAGAAGGTTTAGCTGATACTGAAGTTGAAAAACTAAAGTCACTAGTTGAAGGTGTTTCATACGGATCAGCCGAATCATTTGCAGAAAAATTGCGTGTTATTAAGGAAAACTATTTCCCTAAGACACATGTTGTTTCAGCAGAAAAGACTTTACTAGAAAACGCCATTGGAAATGGTCAATTCAGTGAGAACTCAAGCGTCGAGATTTACGCACAAGCGATTTCAAAGACACTTAAGAAATAATTTTTTATAAATAAGAATATAGCAGTTTAATAACAAGGAGATTTTTAATGTATCTTAATGAACAACTACAACAAAAGTGGGCACCAATTCTGGAGCACGCTGATCTACCAGAGATCAAGGATTCCTACAGAAAGGCAGTTACCGCTGTCATTCTAGAAAACCAAGAGCGCGCACTACGTGAAGAGCGCCAAGCCCTATTCGAAACAGGTAACGTATCAGGCATCACTGCCGCTGGTACTGATCCAGCAGGTCTAGCAAAGTACGATCCAATTCTTATTGGTCTAGTACGTCGTGCTCTACCAAACCTAATGGCATATGATGTTTGCGGCGTTCAGCCAATGACAGGTCCAACAGGTCTAATCTTCTCAATGCGTAGCCGTTACAGCAACCGTGAAGGTGCTGAAGCTCTATTCAACGAAGCAGATACCGATTTCTCAGGTACTGGCACACACGCTGGTGCTAACCCAGTTGACGGTACATACACAACTGGTGTTCCACTAGGTACCGATGTTGCTGAAGCACTTGGCACCGATGGTGGTACTGCATTCGGTGAAATGGCTTTCACAATCGAAAAGACTTCAGTTGTTGCAAAGACACGCGCACTAAAGGCTGGTTACACTGTTGAACTAGCACAAGACCTTAAATCAGTTCATGGTCTTGATGCAGAAACAGAACTAAGCAACATCCTTTCAAATGAAATTCTATTTGAAATGAACCGCGAAGTAATTCGTAAGATTTACACTGTTGCTCAAGCTGGTGCTGCTACTGGTACAACACAAACTGCTGGTACATTCGACCTAGATGTAGATTCAAATGGTCGTTGGTCAGTTGAGCGTTTCAAGGGTCTACTATTCCAAATCGAACGTGATTGCAACCACATTGCACAAACAACACGTCGTGGTAAGGGTAACTTCTTGATCACCAGTTCTGATGTAGCTTCTGCTCTTCAAATGGCTGGCGTTCTAGATTACGCACCAGCACTACAAGCAATGTCAGCCGGTCTAAATGTTGATGACACAGGCAACACATACGTTGGTAACATCGGTAAGATCAAGGTTTACATTGATCCATACTCAGCAAATCTAGGTGCAGCTAGCCAGTATTACGTTGCTGGTTATAAGGGTACTAGTGCATATGATGCTGGCTTGTTCTACTGCCCATATGTTCCACTACAAATGGTTCGTGCTATTGATCCAAATAGCTTCCAGCCACGTATCGCGTTTAAGACTCGTTACGGTCTAGTCGCTAACCCATTCGTCCTAAAGGCTGATGGTAGCCCAGATGGTGATACCCTAACAGCGAATCGTAACCAATACTATCGCCGCGTTAAGGTAACCAACCTAATGTAATTTGTTAGGTAGTTATTGATAGTAAAGAAAAGACTCCGAAAGGGGTCTTTTCTTTTGTATAGATATAAGTTATAATTAATAAAATAACAGTTTTAAATAAATCATGACCAACAAAGAACTTGTACATTTTTTTTATCAAATAACAGCACCAAATGGTTTCAATGTGTCAAAAAGGCATAATGAATCATTCTGGCGCAAGAATAATTTTGGTCATATTTATGATGAAATCATCGAAAAAACAAATTTTATATCACACGAAGCAGAAACCAAGTTGAAGGATCGTATTTGGTGTTTGGAGAATGATATTAAAGAACACCCCGCATGTGTAACTTGTTCTTCACCGGTCATGTTTGTTGATAATCATTTTTCAAAATACTGTTGTAAGAAATGCAGTTTTTCTGATCCAAACATTAGTGAGATTCGTAAGAATTCTTGTAAAAAAGTTGATGTAGAATCTGCCAACAAAAAACGATCCAATACAATGAAAGAATTGTATGGTGTTGAGTACAATTCGCAAAGGACAAAAGTCAAAGAAATTTTATCAGCATCCAAGTTAAAAAATGTCAATGATGTTGCGCTGAAACATCTTGAAGACTATGATTGGATGATAAATGAATATATTGATAATCAAAGAACTTTGGTTGATATTGCCGAAGAATTGAATGTGTTTTATGGTACTGTCAGAGACTACTGCATTAAACATGGGTTTGAAATTCGCCAAAGGACAAACTACTCACTCCAAGAAAAAGAACTTGGTCAATTTCTCAATAGCTTGAATATCGAATACATATCAGATCGAACCGTATTAAATGGTAAAGAAATTGACTTGCTGGTGAAAGACAAAAACCTCGGGATAGAATTGAATGGTGTATATTGGCATTCATATAATCGATTTGAATCAATGCAGGAAAAAAACAACCATCTGCAAAAAACATTGGATTGTATCAGTTCTGGTATAACACTTATGCATATATGGGATATCGAGTGGATCGACAAAAAGGAAATTGTAAAGTCGATGATATCATCGCGCCTTGGATTCTCACGAAGAATATATGCTAGAAACTGTATTATTAAAATCGTAGATACAAATCAGACAAAACTGTTTCTCAATCAAAATCATATTCAGGGATTCACTGGCAGCACGGTCAATCTTGGTCTATATCATGATGAGGAACTGGTAATGTTGATTACATTCGGAAAACCAAGATTTAACAAAGAATATGATTGGGAATTGATTCGCATGGCAACCAAAAATGGAATCAATGTTGTTGGTGGTGCATCTAAACTACTGACAAATTTTAGAAACAATTACACTGGTTCTATTATTTGCTATGCTGATCGTAGATTTGGTGAAGGTGGTGTATATTCGAAGATCGGGTTCAAGTATGAAAGATCAACATCACCGGGTTATTACTGGACAGATGGTAATTTTGTGTGGAATAGAACAAAGTTTCAGAAGTCAAAGTTGAAGAACTTGTTGAATACATATGATGAATCAAAGTCAGAAGCAGAAAACATGTTTGATAATAAATATCGCCGACTATGGGATTGTGGTGTTAATGTGTATGTGATAGATGTATAACTAACTGTATTATGACAAAAATGAATAACTATCAAAATTTAATCGAAAAGCTAGATTCAAACAAAATTGACAATTTAACACTGTCAGTATCAAAAGACCAAAATATTATCAATCTTAAAGCAGAAGTTGTCAATTCCACAAAATTTCTAGACAATATTCAATCTGTGAAAATCGGGTTTCGTGTTTATTGTATCAGGAATGGAATAACAGAAATACCAAAGTGTTATTGTGGTTCTAGTTGTGTGCCAAATAAAGCAGACAATAATAAAGGATTCACAAAATATTGTTCTGATTACTGCAAAAAACACGCGCCGCAAATATCTCAATATGCTATCGATAAATTAAAAGATCGTGATTGGTTGTTTGAGAAGCGCATTATTGAGAAACTTAGTTATCCAGCAATCGGAAATTTGATTGGTACATCCGAACAACCAGTGAAACAATGGTGCAATACACATCAAATACCAAATATAAGATATAACGAATCTCAATCAACTGTAAAAACATATCTTGAAAATAAAGATTGGTTATACGAACAACATGTAATCAAACATAGAAAAATTAGTGATATTGCAGATCAAATCGGATCATCAAAATCAACGGTATCTTTGTGGATCAGACAACATGGAATACCAACAAATGAAACAAATTCATACCCAAGGAATAACGACAAAATATCTTCAGAATGTATGGAGGTCATAGATTATATACATTCAATCTATGATGGCGGAGTCATTTACAATGAAAGAACATTACTCAACGGAATTGAACTTGATATATACATACCAGAAAAGAAATTGGCAATTGAGTACAATGGAATATATTCTCACATTTACAGACCACACGAAGATTCATACTCAAGGATAAAGGATTCTTCTTATCATGTTGGTAAAACAAATAAATGCGAGGAACTTGGAATCCAATTGCTTCAATTTTGGTCTTGTCAGTGGCAATATAAGAGAAGTATTGTTGAATCGATACTAGCGGTAAAACTAGGAGTAACACCAAAAAGAGTTTATGGCAGACAATGCACAATAAAAGAAATTGATGTTTCTACAAAGAATACATTTTTAGATAGCAACCATCTACAGGGAAGAGACAGGGCAACCGTGAAACTTGGATTGTTTCATTCAGATGAACTGGTGGCTGTTATGACATTTGCACCAGCTAGATACAATAAAAACTGTGATTGGGAATTGATGAGGTTTTCCGTTAAAGCTGGAATGACAATACCGGGTGGGTTTTCAAAGTTATTAAAACATTTCAGAAAAGACTACATTGGTAGCATAGTAAGCTACGCAGACAGAATGTATTCAAATGGCAACGTGTATCAAAAGAATGGGTTTGAATTAACTCACATTAATAAACCAGCATATTGGTATGTTGATAAAAAATATGACAACCTTGAACATAGGGCTAAATTCAGAAAATCGAGAATATCGACTGGTTCAGATGATAGAACAGAAAAGGAGATAATGGAAGCCAATGGTTATTTCAGAATCTGGGATTGTGGGACAATGACATTTGTTTTGAAATAAGTAAGAGGCCGTAACTGGCCTTTTTCTTTTTATAAATATAAACATCATCTATTAATTTGCCACAATGAAAAACTTCAAACTCCTATTTGAGTCAATTCTTCTATTGACAGAAGATCGTATTGATTATCTAAAACAACAATACAAAGATAAGCTTCCAACCGATCATGATGAATTAGCGAAGCATACTGATACAGATAAGATTGTTGATCATTTCGCTGATAAAGCAGACCCAACTTCTAATAAGGTACATACTCAGTGGTTGTTGAATCAATACAAATCGAAGAACATTCGACAAGAAGATGCCCCTCAATTGAAGTCAACATTACAGGACTTTGAGAAAACAAAGAATAGTCTTGAAAAGAAAGACTTGAATCAATATAACTCAGTTGGTGAATTGCGCGATGCTGTTGCTACACAGAAAGCACCAGTTGAAAGGGCAATGAAAGAAAAGGAATCGGCAGAGGCAAGAAAAGGTTCTGATATGCCTAAGCTGTATGACCAAGATGGGGTTCAGGGTTTCAAGATTCCTAACAAGGAAGCGTCGATTAAGAATTATGGTCCCGGTGGTGTCATGGCAAAGACCAACTGGTGTACGGCTGCGAATTCAGCAAACAATATGTTTAACCACTATAAAGGTGGTAAATACACAATGCATTTCCCAAATGGTGAGGTATTACAATTTCACCATCAATCAAATCAAATCAAAGACAAGAATGATTCTGAAATTAATGAAGGCGATCCACGTTTCAAAGACTATGAACATCACATTGGTAATTTCATAAAACAAACAAAAGACGACGAAAAAGATTCAAGAATTGAAAAAAGATTCCAAACATACACACCAGAAGAAGTAGATGCTGGTATTGAAAGCTATAATGATTCTGGTCATTATCGTGGAAGAAGACATGTACTAAATGATATTGCGAAGAGAGCTAAATTAACTGATGATCAATTCGAAAAGATAAAGAATTCTTATAAAAGTAAAAATGAATATGAAGATCACCCATCAGACTATCTTCTATCAAATTCAAACATATCTGATGATAAATTAGAACCGCTAATTAAAGAAGCTTATAAATCACCAAAGAGACAAGCTCTACTTGATAACTTAGCAAAGAATACAAATTTAAAGGGCGATCATCTAGATACTTTGGTTAAACACCATATGGAACAGGTTGGTACATCTGAACCATTAGTTAATCTAGTAGAAAGAAATTCACATTTATCAGAGAGAAATATTAATGAAATTCTAGATAAGAAATCAACATTAGCCAATACACTAGCAAAAAATCATGGAATTACATTAACAAAAGAACATCAAGACAAGATTATAGACAAGACTTCTAAATCTGAAGGAACTCCACAAGCATTATATTCTATGTCTAAAAGAAAAGACTTACACCCAGAAAGTGTTGATAAGTTGATTGATTTGAATAACCTTGGAGTTAACGTCAATTTGATTGATAATCATCAAGCTAACCTTTCTTCTGATCATATAAAAAAGTTGATTCGTAATAGTAATGTTCCTCAAGTTGCAAGGCTATTCAATTCAGATCATGAGAATATGAAAGATAATCGTGAAGCTGCATTTAATAATATATTAAGACATACAAAAGAATTTCCAAAAGAATCTGTTTTTGGAATGATTGCAAATTCAAAGCACCTGACAAAAGATCATGTTAATAAGATGATAGAAGCTGGTGATAATGCACCACATAGTAAAGGTGATATCTATAGGAAGATTTCAAATCACAAGAAATTGGATTCAGGTCAGATTTCTAATCTTCTTGATAAACCAGAAGCATCACAATATGCAGATAGTTTATTACAAAATAATAGATTAAAACCAGAACATTTACATAAGATTGTGGATAATATGTTGGAAGAAAATCATCATGAAGATATTCTAAATCATCCAGCATCTAATACAGAAGTTCTGCATAAACTGTTTGATAAAGGCAATATAATTACAAGAAATAACATACTACATCACCCAAAAGCTCAACTATCTCATTTCAAGAAGGCTATGGATATGGGTACAAAGATGCATGGTGCGATATCGTCTTCCCCTAGTGCTCCACCATCAATGTTACATGATTTGGCTGATTCTCCATTGTCATTCGTTAGAAGTAATGTTGTCAAGAATAAGAATACCTTACCAGAAACACATGCTAAATTGATTAACGATAGCCTACCAGAAATTGCTGCATTGGCGAAGAAAAAGTACAAGGGTAAATAACATGGAACTAGAATTAGCATCAGAAAAACTAGAAAATGGACATCATCTGGTCAAGAATAAACAGACCAACGAACCAATTGCTTTTATTAAGCCAACCAAAAATAAAGATGTCACAGTAAATTGGCACCCAGATTTCAAAATGGTTCATCCAGAAATTGCAGATAATATATTACATAGAAACTTCCAACCAAATAGATTTAATACTACCAATGAATATAGTTCAAGAGTTGATGCGGTTGACAAAATCAAAAAAGTAGCAAGTGATATATTAAAGGGTAATATCGACAAAGACCCAGTAAAAACAAAATATGTTGGTTCTGGTATAGAAAAAACACAATATGGTAATGAAGTTGAAATGCATCATTACTCTTTACATGACGACGATGATCAAGAAATAGGCACTTTATCTTCGAGGCACGGACCTGATGAAATTCGAAAAACATCTGATGTTACAGCAAAGTTCAATAATGAATACCTAAAGAACAATCCGATTTCAGATGCAGTGAAAGAGGCTGCTAGGAAAATACATCCACACGATGAACTAGAACACACTCTACATCGAGTTAGACATATGATTGATAACAGGGATAAGGAACCTAGATTCATTGGAACACAAACCGCATCTTCTGCAAAGCATGATATCTACAAAACAAAGATGGAACCAGAAGCAGCATCAAATGCATATGAAGAACATCTTAAGAAAACACTTTCACCAGAACATCAATTTGTCCGCCATAACAATACCACATTCACAGTGACAAAACCAGCACAATATGAATATGATAATGTACATATTCATAATGTAATGTCATTGCCCGGTGAATTGCACCACATAATTAGTCAAACTAGAGCAGAAAATAGTCAGTACAAAAAAGAAAACAAAAACATAGTAGAGGAAAAGCAATGAAAACATTTTTTTCATTAATGGAAGAACTAACGCCTGATCAAAAATCGACTGTTGATAAATGGGGTCCAAATACAAAGGCAACTGAAATCAGTAAGGACGTTTTTCCAGAAGGACATGATCGAATAGAAATTCCTTTACATGCATCGGAGACGCCGGTAGAAGCACATCCAGCAGTCAAACAACATCTGGAGAGTAATGGATATCAGGTAAAGGACTACAGGGCTGGTATAGCGTCTGATAAGGCTGGACGTGATATTAAGATCGGTAAGGTTTTGGAAAGAACGAAAGCACCGGATGATGTAAAGAAAACTTTTGCCAATGACCCAAATAGAGCTACATCAACAAAAGACTCGATGTTGAAAGTTGTTATATCAAAACATCCACATGATGTAGCTGGCATGTCAACTGACCGAGGTTGGAAATCATGTATGACAATGGGAACTGGATGTAATCAACATTATTTGAAAAAAGATGTTGAACACGGAACACATGTTGCATATTTGGTCCATAAAGATGATGATGATATAAACTTCCCAATATCAAGAATTGCATTGAAGCCATTCGTCGGTGATAAAGGACATCAAGTTATTAGACCAGAAGAAACTGGATATGGAACATCTGATTCTTCGTTTCATAAGACAGTCAATGATTTCACAGAAAAGCATTATCCACTAAAAGATTTTGCTTATACAAAACATGAGTCTGTTTATGATGATGATGGCAATAGGACACCACTGATTAATATCAAATCAGAATCGGATGTCATGTCTGCATTGAAGCATGAAAATGGAAATGTTAGGTCAGCAGCAGCAATGCATAAAAATCTTACAAGTGATCTTATTGATAAAGCAATGACAGACAAAGATATTGATGACTCAACAAAAAAAGACATATTAAGAAACAATGATAATGTCACATCAAAACATTTATCAAATATCCTCGACAACAAAGACACCACTGATTATGTAAAAACGAACATATTAGGTCACCCAGAATTAAAAAAAGAACACATATTGCGTGCTCTTGATCCAGATCAGTCAGCATCATTTGCAAGAATTGCGGCAAGAAGTGCTAAATATCACCTAGATGACGATGTACTGGACAAAGTAGTAAATCATAAACATGGAACTGTAAGAGAAATCGCAGCAGTCAAATCTGAAAAGTTAAAACCAGAACATCTGAATAAATTACTAAAAGATGAAAATATTGATGTTCGAGCATTGGCATATGCACAAGGAAAACTTACTGATGATCAATTATCCAAGGTTTTCAAAGATAAAGATGAACATACCCATGTAAAAATGAACGCCGCAAGAAACTTAAATCTCAAAGATCATCATGTTGATTATTTGTTAGACCCAAAGAATGATACTAATAAATTTGTTACACAAGCTTTGTTGCAGGGTGATAAGGTAAAACCAAAGCATATTGATAAACTATTGGACCACGAAGATAGTGATTTGAGATATCAAGCTATTACTAATTTTAATGCTAACAAAGAAAATGCAATAAAAGCAATCACTGATTCGGATTCATCGGTCAGTAACCTTGCTAAACAAAAAGCAAAAGATTTTGGAGTATCAGATGTTGATATTGAAAAAATAATCAAATCCCATAATGAAAAGATGAAGATATAATGTACACAGAAAACGATGGAATACTGAAATTAGCTTCGGATAGCAGAAGTCCAACAACATTGGATTATCTGCGTCCGTCATTTTTCAGACTGGAACTTAGTAATCTTCCAAAAACTACATTCACTTGTCAGATGGCTAACATTCCAGAAATAAAGATTGGATATGCAACTCAACAAACACCATCACTTGATATTCCAATAATCGGCGACAAGTTGGAGTTTGGTGAATTGCAAGTTGAGTTCATAATCAATGAAGATATGTCAAATTACATTGAGATATACAATTGGATTGTATCAATTGCATCAAGGGAGTTAGTCAATTACACGGTAGATGACTTCAGAAGGGCGGCGGTAAACTACCCAATTAGCATAAATAAAGGATCATTGGAACAGAGTTTGTACGCGGATGCATCGATGTACATAATCAATTCATCTAACGTTCCATCAATGAAGATCAATTATTATGATGTAATCCCTATCAGTCTCCAATCAATACCATTTGACATAACCAATGTAGATCAAGACCCTATGAGGGCAACTGCTACATTCAGGTATCGTTTGTTTGATATTGAAAAGATTAGCTAACACTAGGAAACCCCATGAGTAGATTTAGACTTACAAAGACAAAAGAAGAACTAGAAACCAGACGCAAGAACGAAGAAGTAGCCATAACTGGACTTCAAGAGTTTTTTGAGTTACTATCTGCTCAACCTAAAAAAGAAACTGTAGTTGAAACTCACGAAGAACTTGTAGTAGAACAGTTTGATGACCCAATTGATAAGGTAGTCAAAAATGAGTCAAACAGTAAGAATGAAGAAATTGTTGAGAAAGCAGCTACAGAAATCACAAAGTCTTTCGCAGCAGTCAAAGAAAATATCTTCAATCAGCCAATCGCTCAGACAGTTAGCCCAGAAATTAGCGCAATTCAGAAGAAAATCCAAGGACTAGAACAATGGTTATCAAAAGTAACCATGACTGGTCCCGGTTCTGGTGAAGTCAATTTTCGATGGCTAGATGATGTCAATAGAGCTACAATCGGTGATACTGATCAGATTCTACGATATAACCCAGTTGATAAGAAGTTCTTCTTCGGTCAATTGAGTGGGGATCAGGGACCAATTAGATCATTACAATTTGATCTTTCTGGCCCTGACGTTACACCAGTTCCCGGCATGATTAACTGGAACAGTACCGAAGATTGTCTTGACATTCATCAATCAGATGGTACCGTTCTTCAAGTTGGTCTTGAAAACTACATCGAAGTATATAACAATGATGGTGCAACAGCCCCGATAGAAAATGGGACTGTCGTTGCATTTAAAAATGTATTCAATGATGAAGAAATAACTGCACAACCACTAATTGCAAATGGAACATTAAATCCACTATATACAATCGGTGTAGTCACTGTATCAATACCAGTTAATGAACTTGGCAGAGCTACAATTTTAGGTAAAGTCAGGAACCTGAATACCACTGGTTCTGATGTTGGGGAAACTTGGCAACGTGGAGATATTCTATGGGCACACCCAACATTAGCTGGTAAAATGACCCGAGTTAGACCAACAGCACCGGATGTTGCAATTTCAATCGCAGCAGTGTTAAAGGTTGATGCCACCAATGGTATTTTGATGGTTAGACCAACAATCTTTCCAAGATTGTATTATGGTGCCTTTTACTCAACACAGGCACAAACAGCGGCTGCAATTAACACTGCATACCCAATAACATTCAACAATCTTGATTTTGCTAGTGGATTTACTATCGACCCTTTACACCCATCAAGAATTGTAACTCAAGTTCAGGGGTTGTACAACTATCAATTTCCATTACAGGTAACAACATCAAATTCAAGCACAAGTGCTATTTGGATATGGTACAGGAAAAATGGCGTTGATGTTCCACACTCTGCTACAAAAATGACAATCGCAAGTAATGGTGGATTAATTGCACCAGCATGGAATTTTGTCGAATCAATGGACCCAAATGATTATTTTGAATTAATGTGGGCAGTCGATTCAACAGCAGTTTCACTCGTAGCACCAGCAGCAACTGCTTTCTGTCCTTCAACACCATCCGCTTTAATATCAGTGACTCAAGTAACCTTGTAAAGTATCATAAATAGTAGCATGAATACTAGGAGTTTATATCATGGCTACTTTACAAGAAATACAATCAATGTGGGAAAAAGATTCAGAAATTGATGAACTGAATCTTACCACAGAATCCCTTAGAATTCCCAAGTTACACTCTAAATATTTGAACATGCTTACCTCTTATCGTTTGAATAAGAGGAAGATTGAATCTGACTTGCTCAGAATTCTGCGTAATAAGTACAGGTACTATAGAGGGGAAATGTCACGCGAAGAATTGATTGAAAATGGTTGGGATCAATATCTTGGTCCTAAACTGTTAAAATCAGACATCAATTCTACCATCGAATCAGATGATGACATCATCAAATTAAACGATAGACTTGAATACATCAATACAATCATATATCAGTTAGAAAGTATATTGAAATCGATCAATACAAGATCATTTGATATCAAAAATGCTATTGATTACATGCGATGGACGAATGGAAGTACATGACCGATATAATCATAAAATCAAAAGACAATTTACATATCAAGATTGATTGTGATGCTGGAATAGCACATGAATTGTCACAACATTTTACATTCAATGTTCCCGGTGCTAAATTCACACCACAGTATAAATCTAGAAAATGGGATGGTAAAATTCGTCTATTTTCAATTGCAACAAGAACAATATATGCAGGACTGAAACAAGAAGTAATTAGTTTTGCTGAAAAAAATGGTTACAGTTGCAAGACAGAACTTCAACTAATAGACTGTGAATTGTCAAAAGATCAATTTGCAGAATTTACTGACAGTCTCAATTTTCATTCAAGAAATCAAAAAATCGAACTTAGAGACTATCAGATTGATGCTGCTTATGATTCCATCAAGAACAATCGGTCATTGATACTATCACCCACATCCAGTGGTAAATCGGCCATCATTGCGTCAATCGTTCGCTGGCATACATCACTAGATAGGAAGTGTCTGATAATCGTTCCTACGGTCTCTCTGGTGTCTCAGATGTACAGTGACTTTGGCGACTACTTCAGCGAATCTAACTGGGATGTCAAAGAGAACTGTTACAAGATAACCAGTGGAGTACAAAAGAGTAACAGATATCCAATAACCATTAGCACATGGCAATCAGTTTATGAATTGGGTGAAGACTTCTTTGATGTATTTGATTGTGTGATTGTTGATGAATGTCATTTGGCAAAAGCCAAGAGTATTACCGGAATCATGGAAAAGGTTAGGAATGCGACTTTCAGAGTTGGTTGTACTGGTACGTTGGATGGTACCCTAACTCATGAATTGGTATTGAAGGGATTGTTCGGTGATGTTTATAAAGCAGTAACAATCAAAGAGTTGATGGACAACAAACAAATTGCAAATTTGAAGGTAAATTGCCTAGTATTACAATATTCGGATAACGAGAAACAACATGTTAAAAAACTTGACTACAAGCAGGAAATTGATTTTCTTATATCACATTCAAAAAGAAATTCTTTTATCAAGAATCTCGCATTATCTCAACAAAGCAATACTTTGGTTTTGTTCAACCTAGTCGAAAAGCACGGGAAGCCATTGTATGACCTTATAAATAGTCATGCGGTGACAAACAGAAAAGTATTTTTGGTTTATGGGGGTGTTGATGCAGATGAACGTGAACAAATTAGGTCTATTACAGAGAATGAAACTGATGCAATTATCATTGCTTCATATGGAGTATTCTCTACTGGCGTCTCGATACGAAACTTACATAATGTTATATTTGCTTCACCTAGTAAGTCTCGAATAAGAAACCTTCAATCAATTGGTAGAGGATTGCGTAATTCTGATAATAAGGAATATTGTAATCTATTTGATATTTCAGATGATTTGTCTTGGAAATCAAAAAAGAACACTACACTTGATCATGCAGTAGAAAGAATCAAGATTTATGCCAGTGAAGGTTTTACAGGTTTTACATACAAACTCATCAAGGTAAATTTAACTAATGGAAAATAGTCCAAAGATTGTAACACTTACTAATGGTGAAATNCTAGTTGGTTTTGTGGATGTCAGCGAACATAACATTCAGCTATATAAACCAGTGAAAGTTGAAAATTTTAGAGTACAAACAGAGAATGGGTTTGCTGATGCTACCAGTGTAAAGAAATGGATTGCATATTCTTCAGATGAATATTACAACGTATCATCACAGTTCGTGATCAACATTTCAAATTTGCGTGAAGATTTGGTAGATAAATACATCAAGTTCACTGATAACTACAATGTATCAGAAGGAGATGAGAACGAAGAAGTTGATGATGAACTGGACAACTTCTTGTCAGATATGAAAGAAAAGCCAATCTATCTACATTAGTATGTTGCGAAGCAACCGACAACGAAGTTGGCGAATCCAGCATCCAGCGACATTCGGTAATTATTCAGTTACTCAATAACTATTCAATCACTGATTCTGCTTCGCAGGTGCCAACTTCGTTGTCACAAGTTACATTTTTTATTTACTTGTTATTTCTTATCAAGAACTGTTTAAAGACTATTCATTAACTTCTAATTAGAAGAACAAAACGGCTTAACGGCATTATACGAATATCACCAAATCTTGTCAAGTGTTTTTTTGTAGTTTTTCTTAAAATTTACAAGAACATTTTAAATGTTGAATATTATCAGCAGTTTACTTGACTCAATCATATATCATGTTGTATAATAGCAACAACTATTATTAGGAGTGACCAATGGAAAACAAAAACCATTATGTAAGCAAAGAAGAACTACAGCAGGCTTTGATCGATTATAGAAACGCCTGTGTCGCTGCTGTTGAAGCGGGACTTGAAGAACCAAGAGTACCAGAGTACATCGGTGAATGTTTCGTCAAGATTGCGACACATATATCATATCGACCAAACTTTTACAACTATACTTTTCGTGACGAGATGGTGTCAGATGGTATAGAAAACTGTTTGATGTATTTCAGGAATTATAACCCAGAAAAGTTCAATAATCCATTTGGGTACTTTAGTAAGATCATCTGGTATGCGTTCCTGCGAAGAATTGCAAAAGAAAAGAGAGAGTTAGCTAAGAAGTTCAGGTATATCGAATCACTAGACATCACAGAGCTTCTAACTCAAGAACAAGACACTGGTGAGTTTGTCAATCAGTTTCTTGAATACTTAAAGAATGAACTTGACCATGTTGATCCTGCATTGAGAGAAATTAAACTGAGAGCTAAAACAGTTAAGAACTCAGATGACATTATGGATTTTGTCATACATGATCTTGAATATGAACTTAGTGAACATGTAAATGAATTGATTGAAGGTAAAGAATAATATGGATATGATGATTGATATTGAAACATTAGCAGTATGCCCAACGGCAGCTATTATTTCAATCGGTGGGGTTAAGTATGACATTGAGACAAAGATTATGACTGATGAATTCTATGTCAATATCAACGCTCACGATTGCAAAAAGCATGGTCTTGTTATTTCACCGGAGACTGTTGAATGGTGGAAGAGTCAAAATCCAGAAGTCAGACAAGCACTGATGAAGGACCAACACACACTCAAAGATGCTATGACTTTATTTTATGATTGGGTTGATCCTAATAGTTCTTTGTCTTGTTATGGTATGAGTTTCGACGTTCCTATCATTCAAAACGCATTATTGAAAGTTGGATATACCAAGATGCCTTGGAACTATAGGAAGCTACGTTGTGCTAGAACCATTGGTGAGTTGTATGGTGTTCATCCAAAGAATGACATCAGCAAACATCATAATGCATTGGAAGATGCCAAGGCACAAGTTAGAATGCTATTTGAAATCTTCCAATGAAGATTGCATTAATCACTGACCTTCACTTCGGTGCTAGGTCAGATTCCCCTGTATTTGATAAGTTCTTTGAGAAGTTCTATACTCAATGCTTCTTCCCATATCTAGAAGAACATGGTATTAACACAGTAGTTGATCTTGGTGATACCTTTGAGAAAAGAAAGACCATCAACTTCCAAACACTAGCTAGTTGTAAGTCATATTTCTTTGATGTCCTAGCCGAAAAAAGCATTCAGTTACATGCGCTGATCGGAAATCATGACACTGCACTCAAGAACACCAATGACATCAATTCAGTTGATCTTGTTCTTCGTGAATATGACAACATCAAGACATACAAAAAATTGGAAGTTGTGAATTTTGATGGTCTTGATATCTTGATGTTACCTTGGATTTGTTCTGATAACTATGATCAATCAATGGATGCACTCAAGACCACAAAAGCTGAAGTAGTCTTCGGTCACCTAGAAATTGCAGGTTTTCAGATGTATCGCGGTAATGTAAATGAACATGGGTTGAGTCGAGATATTTTTGATAGGTTTGACATTGTATTGTCTGGTCATTTTCATCATAGATCATCTGGTGGCAATATAACCTATCTGGGTAATCCATATGAAATCACATGGGCTGATTACCAAGATCAACGAGGTTTTCATGTTCTGGACACAGATACAAGAGAGTTGACATTCATAAAGAATCCTTATACAATATACGAGAAATTCAACTATGATGAAGATAGTCTACCAAATGATCTTTCTATGTTTGAAGAAAAGTGTATCAAAATTGTCGTAGTTAATAAGGTAGATCAGAAGCTGTTTGACAAATTCATTGCAGCAGTGAATAATTTGAATCCAATTGACTTGAAGATCATAGAAGACTATTCAGAATTTGAGTCTGATCTTGTTGATGATGATTCTATTGATATGGAAAACACAATGTCTCTTTTGTCATCTTATGTGGATTCATCGGATATCACTGCTGATAAAACCAAGATCAAGAATGTATTGAAGTCCCTTTACATTGAGGCAACACAACTAGAAAATATATGATTGTATTTGAAAAGCTTCGTTATAAAAACTTTATGTCAACTGGTTCTCAATTTACAGAAATCCAGTTGAATCGATCACCAACTACATTGATTATAGGTACCAATGGTAGTGGTAAATCTTCTGGTATCCTAGATGGTCTGTGCTTTGTGTTGTTCAACAAACCTTTCAGGAATATCAATAAGCCACAGATTGTAAACTCGATTAACAAAAAAGACTGTTTGGTTGAAGTTGAGTTTACAATTGGAGAAAAGAGATATCTAGTTCGCCGTGGTATTAAGCCAACTGTATTTGAGATTTACCTTAATGATCATCTAGTCAATCAAGATGCGGCATCTAGGGACTATCAACAGTACCTCGAAGAACATGTATTGAAGATGAACTTCAAGTCATTCACACAAATTGTCATTCTTGGTTCATCTAGTTATGTTCCATTCATGCAACTTACCGCTGCTTCTAGGCGGGAGATTATTGACAATCTACTTGACATCAATATATTTTCTCTGATGAATCAGATACTAAAAACAAAGATGTCTGATAACAAAGAAGCTATGCGTGTTGTTGATGGTGAGTTACAAGTAATAAAGACCAAGGTTGAATTACAGAAGAAGTATATTGATACTCTACAGAATGACGGTGAAAAGAAGAAGCAAACTTTGATTGCTTCAATCGAAAAAGTAAAGCGTGAGTTAGAATCCATATCATTATCTGTTGATAAGAAAAATCTTGAAATTGGTTCTCTGACAGATTCTCTGGTAAATAAAAGTAGTTTACAATCAGAGATAAAGAAGACAAAATCCGAACTCATTGAACTTTCGCGAGATAAGATTACTCTGACAAAAGAGTTGACTTTTTTCCAAGAAAATGATACATGTAATACTTGTAATCAATATATAACAATAGATCACAAAAATCAACACATATCGAAATACAAGAGTAAACTAGTTGTCATAGAAGAATCAATCGATATACTCACGAAACAACTGAAGGAACTTGAAGTTCGTTATACGTTTGAGGTTGATGATGTAGAAGCCGAGATAGATAATAAGAAGATTGAATTCTCTACACTAGTCAATCGATTGAATGCTGGCAATCAATATCTTGATAAGCTGGTTGATGATTTATCAAAGTTGGATGATGTTGTTCGTATCGATACAGAGAAAGAAACACTCAAGAATATGGCAAAAGATGCTGTTGCCATCAGTAAGAAACGAAATGAACTTATTGATGAAAAGCAGTACCTTGATGTTGCTGTGATTATGCTTAAAGACAGCGGTATAAAGACCAAGATCATTAAGCAGTATATCCCGGTGATCAACAAACTGATCAATAAATACCTGTCTGCTTTCGATTTCTTCGTTTCATTTGAACTGGACGAAAACTTCAATGAGGTTATTCGTTCTAGGTATCGTGATGAATTTAGTTATGAAAGCTTCAGTGAAGGTGAGAAAGAGAAAATCAATCTGGCTATCCTGTTTACATGGCGTGAGATTGCTAAGTTGAAGAATTCTAGTAGTACAAATTTATTGATTTGCGATGAAGTTCTTGATGGTTCATTGGATGCTGTTAGTTTGGATAACTTGTTGGAAATATTCTGTAATCAGAAAGATACAAATCTTTTTGTCATCAGTCATAGTCCAGACAACTATTTTGACAAGTTCAGGTCAATCATCAAGTTTGAAAAAATGAATAACTATTCCGTTATTGTTTGAGGTAATTAAATGATTAGTGAAGCATATGGAAATGACTTTGGTTTTACATTCACTGATACTGACTCGATTGTTAAGTCAAACAATTTAGTCAGTGTTAATGAAATTTCTGAAATTCAAAATGATAACAATCGTCTTCGTAAGGAAATGGTGGAGAGGATGAAAACCCTCGAATCCTTAATCATTCCTCTGTTGAAGAATCTGTTGAAGAATCCTGATAAGGAATATATCCACTGGAAGGATAGAGAGGAACCAATCCAAACACAGATCAACAAGATTTTAGAGATAACAAGGAAGCCAATTTAAATGAGTGGGCAAAAGAAGGAAGCGGTAAATCATCCAGATCATTACCTTGGCACTAGACAGTATGAACCAATTGATGTTATACTTGACTGGGAACTTGGGTTTTGTCTTGGGAATGCTCTAAAATATATCAGTAGGGCAAACCGAAAAAATGATACAATCGAAGACCTAAAGAAAGCTATTTGGTACATCGAAAAAGAAATTGAGCAATTAACTAAACCATGAAAGGTAACACATGAAGATCAGTAACGAAACAATCCAGCTACTTAAGAATTATGCATCGATTAATTCTAACCTATTAATCCGAGAGGGTAATGTACTTTCCACTATTAGTGGTGGTAGTAACATCTTCGCACGATCAGAGATTGTGGAGACATTCCCAAAGGAAGTAGCAATCTATGACCTAAATTCACTACTTGCACTACTCACACTGACAGATAACCAAGAAGTTGAATTTGGTGAAAAGTCATTGACAATCAGTAAGGATGGTGGTGAATTCGAATACTTTTATTCAGATTCCAACATTCTACTACCAAAACCAGAAAAGTGGCCTACTAAGACACCATCATCAGAAGCATTCTTTTCATTTTCTGTGACTGCTCAAGAAATCCAAACCATTATGAAGTCTGCATCTATCGTTGGTGCATCAACACTTTCTCTAGTTGGTGATGGTAATGGTGTTACACTAAAGGTAGGTGATCCGAAGATTGCTAGTTCAAACTCATACAAGAAGCTTGTGGGTGAATGTGAAACTGAATTTGATGCTAGGCTTTGTTTCAGTAATCTGAAGATTATCCCAGATCAATATACCATTAATATTGGTAAGAAGAAGTTTCTGCACTTCAAGAGTGAGACTCGAAATTATCAGATTTGGATTGCGCTAGAACAAGATTCTACAATTTGATATTTGATTAAGCCCCGCAATGCGGGACAATTACATTATGGTGATTATATGAAAAAAGAAAACATGTTTCTATGGTGCGAAAAGTACAGGCCATCAACTATTGATGAATGTATTCTTCCAGAAACACAAAAAAATACATTCAAGGATTTCGTCAAGAAAGGCGAAATCCCTAACATGTTACTATGTGGTACAGCCGGTGTTGGTAAGACCACTGTAGCACGCGCCCTATGTGAAGAGATGGGTTGTGATTACATCATCATTAACTCTTCGCTTGAGTCGGGTATTGACACACTTAGGACGAAGATTCAACAATTCTGTTCTTCTGTATCATTCAGTGGTGGAACTAAGGTTGTTATTCTCGATGAATTTGACCATGCTAATTGTATGGGTGGGGAACAATTAATTTTTGTTTATGAGAATGGCGAATTAGTTGAAAGATCACTCCAAAGTCTAGTAGGAAGTCAATTAACAATTCCTTCAATTGATAATGATGGTAATCCAGTTTTAGATGAAGGGTATGTTATCGAAACCGGCGAAAAAGAGTTGTTTGAGGTAGAATTTGATGATGGGACGATAATGTATTGTACTGAAGATCATCAATTTTTTAATAAAGACATGGAAGAAGTTAATATCGATGAGTTTGAATATCTTAAATGTATAAATCTTTCAAAGATGGTGAACACCCCGAAGGTTGGATACGTGGTATAAAGGTTGAGTCTAGGAACTTAAAGATTTCTGAAAATAATCGGTGGAAAAATGAATAATGTGAAGAAAATCGTTGGTATTAAATCTGTCGGCATCAGAAAAGTTTATGATGTTATTACAAAAGACACTCATAAATTCATTTTGTCAAATGGGGTTATCGCGCACAATTGTAATAGCTTTCAGCCCGCTTTTCGTGCTTTCCTTGAGCAATTCTCTAATAATGCTAGATTCATTCTGACTTGTAACTATAAGAATCGAATTATCGAACCAATTCACTCTCGTTGTACTGTGTTTGAATTTGCTATCGATAAAGCTGACAGGCCAAGTATTGCTGGTAAGTTCATGAAGAGGATCAAGACCATTCTTGAATCTGAATCTATTGAATATGATGAAAAGGTTGTTGCTTCTCTATTAATGAAGCACTTTCCAGATTATCGTCGTGTCATTAATGAACTACAGCGTTATTCTTCTAGTGGTGTCATTGATGCTGGTATCTTGTCCAGTGTTCAAGAAATCAATATCAAGAACTTGATGAAGACATTGAAAGACAAGGATTTCAAGGGAATGCGTAAGTGGGTTGTTGAGAATACAAATAACGAGTCAAATGTCGTATTCCGTAAGATTTATGATAGTTGCTCTGAATATGTCAAACCACAGTCAATACCAAATCTCGTTCTGTTGCTGGCGGATTACCAATACAAGTCTAGTTTCAGTGCAGATCAGGAAATTAACTTGGTGGCATGTCTAACAGAAATTATGGCGACACTTGAATTTGTATGACATCTAAGATTACGCCTTTTGATTGGATCAATAGTGTCCAGCAGACCAAAGAAGACTTGATGGTAGATGAGTATATGGAGAAGTCATACAATTCATATATCGTAAATCGTGGATTGAGTTTTGGGGCTGACACTGTTATCTACGCGAATGAGATGAATTCTCGACCACATATAGATAAGAGACTGCAATATGACTTCCTACTAAATTCAATACCAGCAAAGAAACGATTCAATAAGTGGATTAAAACCGAGACCGTTGATAATATTGATATCATAAAGGAATATTATGGATATTCTGATGAAAAGGCCAAACAAGCACTTGATGTATTGACGCCGGAACAAATTTCTGCTATTCGGGATTTACTTTTCAAGGGTGGTCTTGTTAATACTAAATAGTCAATTGAATTGATTAAAAACAACAAGAATGGACACACAAATGGAAGAAGACATTTTTAGGGGGAATGGCATTGAAGTAACGATATCATCACCAGATGATTTCCTTAAGATCAAGGAAACATTGCAGCGTATTGGCGTAGCATCAAAGAAGTCAAATACTCTTTGGCAATCATGCCATATATTGCACAAGCAAGGTAAGTATGCTATCATGCACTTCAAAGAGCTATTTCTGATGGATGGAAAAGAATCAGACATTACTGATAATGACTTAGACCGTAGAAATACAATCGCCAAGTTGTTACAGGATTGGGGTCTTTTGAAAGTGGTTAATGCTACTGACATTGAATATCTTGCACCGCTATCACAGATCAAGATTATTGCCTATAAGGATAAGAAAGACTGGCAGTTAGAGTCTAAATATTCGATTGGCAAGAAATCTAGTAAGTAACCCTCGGGATGGGGAACTGGTTGGCAGACCCAGTAAAAACTGCTTCTACGCCTTCGGGGTAGATATTTTATTTAAACTCGCTTAATAGGAGAAACAAAATGGCAAAATTACCATATACAAATAGTAAGAATGTTGACCTACTTAACCTAAATGATTGGGGTAAGGTCTTCGTTGGGATTGATGGTTATCTAGATAACATCAGTAAACAACTCACCGATGTTCATAAGAACATTCCAACATACCCACCAGTCAATATTAAGAAACTAGGTGAAAGTAAGTATGTGATTGAAATGGCACTTGCTGGTTATGGAAAGAGTGATATTGAACTTGAAATGGAAGGCGATAAGCTACATATCAGGGGAAAGACACAAGAAGATGAAGACAAGGACTATATTTTCAAGGGAATCGCACAACGTGCATTCACAAGAACTTTTTCTGTTGTTGACCATCTAGAAGTAAAAAATGCTACAATGATCAACGGTATGCTTAAAGTAACACTTGAAGGCATGTCGCAGATGTCGAAGAAACTTATCCCTATTGATTAATAATGAGAGGGGCGAAAGCCCCTTTCTAATGGAGAATTACATGAACAACATTATGATGTATCGTCTAGTTACTGGTGAATTTGTGGTGTCGGAAACAGAAGAAACCGCAGAGGCATATGAAATGACAAATCCAATTGTACTGATTCCTTCACAACAAGGTATTGGTATGTCTCCACTACTAGCATATTCAAATAGTGATAGTGTTATGATTAAGAAGGAACATATCCTTTTTGAAACCACACCATCGGCTGATATTGAATCAGAATATCGTCGTATTTTCAGTGGTCTCATTGTTCCATCTAACACTCTGGTAAACTAATATGACACATCCAGCATATGTAAAGTCACTACCCAACCATAGCATTAGTTCGCAAAATCTTTCCCTTGAGCAATTCTGGGAACTTGAATTTGGTTCAGTTCTAATTTCTCCACTTGGCAATCTTTTTTCATACGGTGACCCAGAAGTTTCTGTAGAAATTGTACCAACAGAAATTCCAGATGATGATGACACTGACGTTATTCAAATGGTCGAATTTCAAGATGCCGCTGGTAATGATCGAGTAATTACCTTCGTTAATGGCATGGCTGTTGGATATGATCTACTAGTCATTGATAATGAAATCCCAATTGACACAACTATCCTTGACTTCGAAGAAACTGACCCTGAATGGAACGCTTTCATCCTTGCTGATCGTGGTGTTACAGAAGAAGATTATTTAAATTTATAAAACGCTTGACTTTGGTTTTCGGATAGTTCATAATGCATTCACTGAATCAACAAACAAAGGTGAATACGATGACGAAACGCACTGAAATTACTGACTCTCTGCAAAACTCCAAGAACAAGTGGAACATCATTTTAACTTCTTACAAAGTTCTTGCCAATGGCGATGAGTATGAATGTGGCGTGATCGAAAGTGCTTATGTGTTCGACACCGAAGACGAAGCATATGCTTGGGGTCAGCGTGCTCTTGAACTTCTTGAAAAAACTGATCGTTTCCCGAATATGTGCGAAAAGTTCTGATGACCACCAAGCAAAACATCACTGCGATTATTACCGACAGGAAAGGAAAAGTTCTTTCTATCGGTAATAATTCGTACATCAAAACACACCCGTTGCAGGCAAAACATGCTGTTAAAGTTGGGTTGCCGTGCAAGATTCATCTGCATGCGGAGGTTCATGCGATTACTCGTTGTAAGAATCTTGACAAGGCATATAAGATATCTGTATTTCGTTATAACAAAAATGGTGACCCGGTACTAGCAAAGCCATGTGAAATTTGCATGAGTGCAATTCGTGCTACTGGTATTGAGGTTATTGAGCACACATAGGATTGATTATGAAAATTGCACTCGCATCTGATCTTCATCTTGAATTTGGTACTATTGAACTAACCAATAATGAAAATGCAGACTTTCTTATTTTGTCTGGTGATATCTGTGTGGCCTCTAAGCTAAACAAGTTTGATATCACTGGCGTCGATATTGATTCCGAATCCGCCAAGTACCACAAGTTCTTTGAACAGTGCTGTGAACAATTCCCAGAGGTCATTTACATCGCTGGTAATCATGAACACTATGGTGGTGATTTTCAAAAGACGATTGGTATTCTGAAAGAGCATCTTTCTCGTTACAAGAACCTACACATCTTAGACAAAGAGACTTTTGAATGTGGAGACTTCACTTTCATTGGTGCTACGCTGTGGTCTGATTTTAATCGTAACGATGCTATCACTATGATGACAGTGGAAAGAATGATGAACGATTTTCGTCTTGTTGAAAACTCTTCTAACATGATTGATAGGAAAGTAACCGTATATCGTAAAGATGAAAATGGTAAATATGTCAATGACGAAAATGGGGTTGCCATTATTGATGGATATGAATTTGTGCATGTAGCCAGTAAATTGAAACCAGAAGATTGTTATGCCGATCATCAAAAGTTTCTTGCCTGCATTGAATCAGTAATCAAAAATGATCGTACAAGAAAATATGTAATTGTTGGACATCATTCGCCTTCTTCAAAATCAATACATCCACGGTATGAGAGTAGTTCATTAATCAATGGAGCATATTCTTCAAATCTCGAAGGATTTATTATGAATTACCCAGAGATTAAACTATGGACTCATGGACATACACATCACGAATTTGATTATGACATTGGTGAAACTAGGATTAGCTGCAACCCAAGAGGATATATTGGTCGTGAAGCAATTGCAACAAACTACAAATTGAAGTATATTGACCTATAATGTGGAGACTTTTTGCCAAAGCTCTTGGTGAGAAGTCTTCACCTTGTGATAATGAAGCCGACAAAATAGCTTTGATTCGTGCTGTTATTGTGTTAATATACATCGTCACTAACATCTTCATTGTATGTGGTGTCATCCGACATTGGTAACCTAAAGGAATAAAATGACAAAAGTATTTAATGATGTAGAAGTTTTCATGCGTGCTGTTGGACATACACCACCAGATCAACCCAGTTCTGAAACAGATGTTTCTATGTTGTATCGAAAACTGATTGTAGAAGAGTATAATGAGTTCATCGAAGCATGTCATTCAAATGATAGTGTTGAGCAGCTAGACGCATGTTTTGATATGATTTGGGTTATTGTTGGATATATGAAAGCACGCGGATGGAATTGTGAAACATCTTGGGATGAAGGTTCTGCTTCCAATTTGTCCAAGATTGATCCGGTCACCGCATCAGTAATTCGTCGTCCGGATGGTAAGATTCTAAAGCCTACTGGATGGCAACCACCTAACTTTAAGAAGTTCGTATAAATGAATATTTTCTACCTGTCTAATGATACCCGTCAATGTGCAGAAATGCATGTTGATAAACACGTAGTCAAGATGATCCTTGAATATGCACAACTATTATCAACCGCACATCGTGTTATTGATGGTCATGAAACTGCTGTTAAATCACAGACAGGTAGGAACAAAAAAGTATGGAAATTGTCAAATCAGACACTAGACATTTCTTTGTACGAATCAACTCATGTAAATCATCCATCTGCTATCTGGGTTAGGAAATCCAAAAGCAATTATGAATGGTTGGTCATGATGTTGCATGACCTATGTGCTGAATACACATATCGTTATGAGAAAAAGCACAAGGTTGAACGTGATGGTTTGCTAGATTTGTTGTACAATGTTCCATCTGGTATTATTGACAAAGGTTTCTGCGAACCAACACCAGCAATGCCTGATGAGTACATTGACAAGACATCTTCAATTAAGTCATACCAAACGTATTACATTAAAGACAAAAAGCACATGTTTTCATGGAAAAATCGAAATATTCCAAAATTTATTGAAAATATTTTGAAAAAAGTCTGAAAAAACATAGCGTGCGTGTATAAATAACTGTATAATCTAACTTTTGTTGTAACAAAAAAAATGAAATCACATAGATCAAATTACCGCCCAGAGTTTCTGTCAATTGCCTTCGCGCAAGGTAATGATCCGTGTTGAGGTTTAGTTAGTTATTTGCTTACTTTCTAACCCTCGATTAAAAACCGAGGGTTTTTTGTTTTTAGTGCTTGACAACTGTAGAATTGATATTATAATAGCAGCACTGTAGTAAACGATCTTTAAAAATTTAATCATCTATTGGGGTGTCGTCTAATGACAAGACATTGGAATTTGACTCCAAGGACGTAGGTTTGATTCCTACCACCCCTTCCATAGATAAGTACACTTCTGTCTCATAAACCGAAGGTACGGCTTTTGGCTAGACATACGATGCATCGTATTTCTTTCAATACCTACAAGAGACATTGACAATCTCTTGGGAGTGTACTTTTCTATGGATCATTTGGGGGTAAAGCTTTAAGGTGAAGCCTCGGACTTTTAATCCGAAGAACTGGGATCGTTACCCAGTGCCCCTACCACAAATTATTAAAGGATATAACATGGATAAAATATTAAAGTTTTCAGCTAGTTGGTGTGGTCCCTGTAAGTCATTATCAATGATTCTAGAAAATGCAGAATTAAAAGTTGATGTTGAAAGTGTTGACATCGATGAAGATACTGTGTTATCATCAAAGTATGGAATTAGAAGTGTCCCAACCATGATTTACGTTAGGGATGATGTTGAGATTGGTCGAATAACCGGTGCTCAAACCATCGAATATATAAACAACTGGATTGACACAATGAATTTCTAGGAGGATTTGATGAAAATAACAAAATTTAAAAATCAAATCACACATGAGTTGTTGGAATGTGGTAACATCAATGATGTAAAAGTGATTGATGGTATTGAGTACCTTTCGGTTAATAAACCGGGAAACACCCGACAACTGTTGATGAGAAAAGACGTACTGAATAAAGTAGTTGACAAAAAGTAATTTAGTGGTGATCATAGTGTAAAGGTTTAGCACCCAACTCTGTGAAAGTTGTAGAATGGGATCGTTACCCATTGATCACCCCAAATGCCGCTTTAGCTGATATGGTTATAGCAACGGTCTGAAGAATCGTGGAACTTGGTTCGATCCCAAGAGGCGGCACCATAAGAAAACACATTACTGACGCCTCCGAGAAGGGTTACTAGTTGCCCAGTATCGATTAATAACGAAGTCAGCAGATGGGTTCGCTGAATGTAGTGTGTTTTCTTATGTATATACACCCGTCGTCTAATGGTTAGGACGTGAGACTTTCATTCTCAAAACGAGGGTTCGATTCCCTTCGGGTGTACCAAAGTTTATTCCGCAGAACCCGAGCATGGTGCATGGGCTTGACTGTTAATCAATGGATAGCTGGGATCGTTACCCAGATGCGGAGCACATGAGTTGATGTCAAGACTCGAATTCTTATAAATAGAACATGGAGGAAACTTTATGTTCTATACAATTTATAAGATAACAAATCAAATCAATGGCAAGTTCTATATTGGAAGCCATAGGACCAGTGATTTGAATGACAATTATATGGGGTCGGGAAAGTATCTGACGTATGCTCAGAACAAATATGGTATTGAAAATTTCACTAAAGAAATTCTATTTGTGTTTGATAACCCAGAAGAAATGTATGATAAAGAAGCAGAAATAGTTAATGAAGAATTTATTTCTGAAGAGAATACCTACAACATTAAGGTAGGTGGTTTTGGTGGATTTGATTACATTAACTCCACTGGTAAAAATCTATACGGCAAAAATGGTCAGCCCGATTACGGGGGTCAGAACTTATCTAATGGTTGGCATAGACAAAAAACAGAAGAAGAAATTACAAAGGCAACCAACACATTAAAAGAGGGGTATGCTTCGGGTAGACTAACTCCACCATTCTTGGGTAAAAAGCACACAGAATCAACTCTTGCGACTTTGAGGAATCACGACAGACAGGTGGGAAGCAAAAATTCTCAATATGGTACTATATGGATTAATAATGGTGAAAAAAACGCCAAGCAATCCGCATTACATCCTATCAGAGAAGGTTGGTATCTTGGTAAGATAAAAAAAGTCGGTGTACCAATAGATGATGGGTATCAAAAACAAAATACCGTTCAATCTCAATATAATGATTGGCATGATCTGTATGTGAAAGTTGGATTTAAGGAATTCGTAAAACAAACCGGATATGCCTACAGTCAGGCAAACCTTGTATCACTTTTTAAAAAATACGTACCTTCATTCATACCCCAAAATGGTAAGAAAAGAGGTACAAGCTAGTTTTATGATGCAGTCAGCAATTTTAAACTTATTATTGAAAAGTTAAAAGCATCCTGTTTAATACGCTTGTAGCTTAACTGGAAGAGCAACAGAATACGAATCTGTTAGGTAGGAGTTCAAATCTCTTCAAGCGTGCCAATAGCCTCTTAGTTTAATGGCAAAATTCCCTCCTTACAAGTGGGTTACGGCAGTTCGATTCTGTCAGAGGCTACCAAAAATATTTTTGAAAAATGCTTTACAAGATACAAAAAGTCGGTATAATTCATTTCATCAACTCAACAACGGTGAAGCAAAATGAACGCTACCAAAATTGTACAGTGTGATTATATGGTGTCGGATTGTGAGTGGTCAGCAGCTACGGGTGTTCTTCATCTTGAAGTGAACTACAGATTCCCAAAGAACCTGACCATTCATTCAGAAAGAACTGGTAAGTCGATTCAATTCATGCCTGTTCCTTATGGTCACAAACTGTTTGATCAAGATCAATGGGATGGTGAAATGCAAGTTTATATTCCGGTAAATCCGGATCAGTGTGAAAAAGTTAGTCACTTGGTTGCTTATCCGTATCAAGGTTAATTGAAATGAAAAATAGAACTACATATACGGTGATACATAGATTTAACTTCTTTGCACCGAAAGTGTGTTACAATAGTAAAGATGTTGAAGATTATCTACTTACTAGACATCCGATGTACCACAACAGTTTCATTGTTGTAAAGTATGATGAAATGGGAAATGATCGAATAGTCCAGATAGGTAAAGATTATTCAGACATTGTTGAAAGATGTGAATCTGCATAATAGTTGTACGATCTTTAAAAATTTGATTTTTAGCCTTTGTAGCCCAATTGGTAGAGGCAACGGTCTTAGAAGCCGTCAAGTGTCAGTTCGAATCTGACCAAAGGCACCATATTGAAACACATTAATTTGCAGGACTGCCCATCCAGTCTGTTACTCCTTGTGGTAACCTAGTGTGAGAACTAGGGGAGTGCAATTTCTCATAAGTGTGTTTCAATATGGTGATGAAAGAAGCCGACATGGAAAGGTAGTGCCAAAATACATAGTTGGACTGGTTCGAAACAGATTAAACCAATTATGTATTGAGCGTAGCACAACTGGTATCGCACCGGTAGTTAGTGGGTTCGAATCCCACCTCCGTCACCATAGTAAAACTGTTTACTCATGGAATAATAGCTGATCCCTATTACCTATGAGGTTGTCTTAAGCTCTTGCCTGTAGAGTGGAAGAATTACAGGGGGTGGGTTAGTAGCTGCGCAGAGAAACCCCATCAACAACACAAACAGTTTTACTATGGTATAGGACATGATTTGGGCTTCACACAAAAGATAAGGGGTAATTTCCGGATGTATTGTGTGCTAGGGAGATAACGTTACCCGATGCAAAGCCGCTTAAATCGCCGGTTCGAGTCCGGCACCATATTGAAGCACATTTAGAAAAAGAATCGACGGCTTCTGCTAGTTAAAGCGTTAATACTAGCCAAAAATGTGCTTCAATATGGTGTATGTAAAGAACTAAGATAGCGACGAGTATGGATCGATACAGAAACATCGCCGTAAGTCGAGGACTGGTAGGTTTATCCCTCGTTAATCATCCTACTCAATAATTCTTAAAACCTTCTGTAGCTCAATGGTAGAGCAATCGGTTGATAACCGATAGACGATGGATCGTAACCATCCAGAAGGTCCAGTAACAATCTCTCTATGGCGTAATCAGGTAGCGTGGTGCGTTTGGGGCGCAGCGGTCTAGGTTCAAATCCTAGTAGAGAGACCCTTGAGTTGATGTCAAGACTCGAACTCTTATAAACAGAACATGGAGGAAACTTTATGTTCTGTTTATAAGATAACAAACAAGATCGATGGCAAGTTCTACATTGGAAGCCATAAGACCAAAAATCTTGATGACGAATATATGGGTAGTGGAAAATACCTGAATCACGCAATTGAAAAATATGGCATTGAAAATTTAAAAAATGCTTGTGTTTCTTTTTAAGATGTGTATAATACATACATCGAACAAATAACGGAGTAGCAAAATGAAACCGCGTAATTATGTTGTTCTTGCACTGTTGAAGTCGAATCGTAAGCAAGGTGTTCATGGTAAGAGTAACAAGGCAATTCGACGTGGTGAAAAAGTTAAGTTTCAAACGAATATGGGCTAATAGTGATAACGGGAGCACAGTGGCTTTGCAAGCCTCAAGACGGGGTTCGATTCCCCGTTGGTCCACCAAGTTTTAGGATGGTAACAGCAAAAAATTATACTTTAGACATCTAATCTAACGAGTAAAATTCCATCCTGTTAATTTAGTTTTAAATGGAGACGCGGCGCAGTTGGAGAGGCGCGGCTGACTGTAAATCAGTTCCTTCGGGTGAGTAGGTTCGATTCCTACCGTCTCCACCACAGTTTTTAGGATAGCTACAGCAAACCCAAAGATCAAACACTTTTAATGTCCTGATCGACAAAACTATCCTGTATTATTACAAATGGAAGATTATCTAGCCGGGGATGCTAGCACTGTCTTGAAAACAGTTGGAACCGAAAGGTCAGGGTTTCGATTACACCAATCTTCCGCCAATATTAGTTGACATTCTGATAGATTCATGTAGAATGTTTTTAAAAGATCATCTGCCCGTAGCTCAACTGGAAAGAGCAACGGATTTCTACTCCGTAGGCTGTGGGTTCAACTCCTACCGGGCAGGCCATAATCATAATCATAATAACTATAAAAATGAAAAAGTGTAAATTTTGTAATAAAGAAATAGAAAATGTAATTCATGTAAGATGGTGTGAATTAAATCCAGATTTAGAGAAAAATAAAATAATTCAATCATTAAAAATATCCGTTGGGGCATCAGAAAGAACCAAGCAAGCATGGGCTGATGGAAAATACGATGGTGTTGTATGGCCTAATAATAATTACAGACACACTGAAGAAACAAAGAATGTTATTAGTGAAAAAGCATTGGCTTCAAACCACAGAAGGTTAGTTCGGTCTATTAGAAAATACACAAAAAAAGATGGTTCTGTAGTAATGTTGGATTCTTCTTGGGAAGAAATGTTGGCAAAAAGGTTAGATGAATTGTGTGTTGATTGGATCAGACCTGATCCTTTAAAATGGGTAGACACCTGTGGTAAAGTTAGAAATTACTTTCCTGATTTTTATTTGCCACAGTATGATTTGTTTCTAGACCCAAAAAATCCAGCCGCAATGAAACAACAAGAAGAAAAAGTAAGCTGGTTAAAACAAAATGTAATAAATTTAATTTTTTTAGAAAACGTCGAACAAATAAAAAATTATACTCCATCGTAATTTTTTAGCTCTCAAGGCCAATAATATATATTCTTGATTTGACATTTGTTCAAATCAAAAATACAATGAATTAATGATCCTTTAGCTCAGTGGCAGAGCAGGCGACTCATAATCGCTCGGTCGTTGGTTCAAACCCAACAAGGATCACCAGTTTTAGGATGCGTTCAGCAATTAAAAAAAATCAAACTTCTACTTTGACAAAAAAGCATCCTGTTATATAAAGAAAGAAATATTATGTCTAACGTTTTTCTTGTTGCAGATACACATTTCGGTCATCTTGGTGTGTGTAAGTTCTTGACCAAAGAAGGTGAAAAACTTCGTCCTTGGACCACTCCAGAAGAAATGGATGAAGATATGATTGAGAAATGGAATAAGGTTGTAGGTCCAAAGGATAAGGTATATCACTTTGGTGATGTTGTGATTAACAGAAAAGCACTGAAGACTCTTCATAGATTGAATGGTGATAAAGTGTTGATCAAAGGTAATCACGACATTTTCAATCTTAAGGATTACGTTGAACATTTCCGTGATATCCGTGCGTATCATGTTATGAACAAATACATTCTTAGTCACATACCTGTTCATACTGAAAGCAAGGGTCGATTTGTTGGTAACATTCATGGACATCTTCATAGTAATCGTGTTATGATTGATGATAAGATTGATCCGTATTACCATTGTGTTTCTGTTGAACAAATTGATTTTGCACCAATCTCATTTGAAGATGTTATGAAACGTATTCGAGAAGAGAATTCATAAATAGTAAATAAATCATTTCGGAGACACTATGTTAACTAACTTCAAAGAATTTCTTAGCAATCTTATTGTTGAGGAATTGCATCCAGAAATTCAAGATATTGTAAAGGCAAAATCTGGATACAAGACAAAACAAGCAGTTATTGCCAAGAAAGTAAAAGACCTAACAGCACGCGGTGAAAGAACTGGTATTGAAGGTAATATGCCAAAAGGTTCATCGCGTGCTTATTTGAAGCATGATGAACCAATCGATTTAAAGATTGACAACAAGCCAGCAAAGATGCATATTGGTACTAAGGTTGCAATCACAGCATCACTTGACAAGTATCATCCAAAAGCAGAACATGATGGTATGAATTTGGGCGCTATGCAAAATCAGGCCGAAGGTGCAGATCATTATGTTAATGATAAGTACAGAACATTACGTAAAGAAGACGATGGAAGCTATACTACAAACAAAGAACATGGTATATTTCCACCACTAGTTGATCATGATTTTGACAATCACGAATGGACCCAAGTAGGACATGCGAGAGATATCAAAAATGCAGATGAGTTTAAGTCACTGACTAAATCAGAATCTCACCCAAATGGTATTAGTCATAAAGACTTTGTTGATGTTTTGAATAGATATCATCAAGAAGGAATCGGTAAATACTGGGAACAATCTGATGCGAGAGAAAGACATCTAAATAATGTCCTTGAAAATCCCGTAGTTCAGAAGTTTACTGATTATCATGGAACTACTGGTAACCCAACATATGATTATATGCAACGTAAAAATTTGGGTGTTTGGACACATCCAGTGACCGGTGAAAACCATTTAGTTGCTAGGGATCATGGTTATAGTTCGGAAGTACATGCTGCATATACGAGAGCTAGACGTAGGAGTATTTTTAAATAATAATGGAAAGTTGACAGAGTGGTAATGTGCCTGTTTGCTAAACAGAGTCCACCAGAGATGGTGTCATAGGTTCGATCCCTATACTTTCCGCCAATTTTAGGANNGAAGCT